GATACACGCCCGAGCCAACGCCATCGAGGTTACCGGTACGGTTCGAGTCAACGATTTCCTTACCGAGTGCCTGCTTGTCTTCGTAGCTGAGAACAGCACGAAGAGAGGCGTCATTGTCGTTACCTTCTTGCTTGAGGCGGGTATAGCCAGCAGCAATGTGATCCCAGGTCGAGATGTTCGAGCTACCATCACCAAGGAGGTTGTTCGAAGTCAAGGCACAATAGCGCATGATGTACGAGTCGATGTCAGTAGCGAGACGAAGAGCCGCCGCCTTGATTGCTTCGTTTTCACGAGCATCACCAAGAGTCTGAATCTTCATGAAGTCGCCATAGCCCATGCTCGAACCAACCACCTGTCGAACTCGGAACTGCTCCGAGCCGAAGTTAGTGTCCTGAGTACCACCGGTAAGGTCGTTTACCACACCGCTAGTGAACGTGGTCGTGTAGTCGGGCGGAACTTGCTCAACCACAGTAAGGCCGTTAGTATCAGTCATCTCACCCGTGCGCTTGTTCCACGTCACAAGATCTGCCGAGATGAGGTTATTTTGGAAGATAGCAGCAAACGTGTTAAGGACTAGTTTGGCATTATCACCAGTTACGTTAGACATTAGGTATTCCTTTCAAGATGAGTATAGACCCTCTCAAAAGAACACGAAGTTATTTTCGTTTAAACAGTTCCCTTGAGAAGGCATCAAGGTCCTCTGTGTCCCCAGTCACTGAACCCTTACTTACTGCCGAACCCTTAAGGCGCGGAGGCGGAGCAGAGGTATTAGTGGTCTTGGGCTTTGGCACCTTGTTAACCGGGTTACCTACCAACTGAGCCTCAATTTTAGCAAGAGCAATCGTAGCCTTTCGCGGGCCTGCGTTAACGATTTCCTCGGCTTCTTTGATGTTGTTAGATAGGTAGTAAAAGACGTCCGGTCCTGCATCCATCTCCATAAGAGTAGTGGTAAGATACTCACCATAAGCTTCGTCAATACTCCCAAACACGGAAAGCATTTGCTCTCCTTTGTCTTGAAAGTCGGGATAACGCTCCCGAGCGTCTACGAGCTTAGTGTTCCACGTTTCCTGAAGTTCGTTACGTTGGGCTTCAGCTTTACGCTGTTCTTCAAGTCGCGCTGCCTCGGCTTGCTGCACCTTTTGCTGTTCAGTCAACATGTGTTGAACAGTGTCACGAAGGAACTGGGGATCAAATTCCCCGAGAGGATACTTGTCAGTACCGTCTTCGTTTAGGTCGCTAGGCTTAGGGCCTTCAAGTGTGGTAGGTGTAGGCTTACCAGTGTCCTGCGGTTTTGGTTCAGTCGGTTTGTCTTTTTCTGCGAGCTTACGTTCTGCCTCTTCAGCGCGGCGTTCAGCCTCACGTCGTGCAGCAGTTAGCTCGTTGATACGTTCTTGAAGTCGATTTGCCTTCTTGGGCTGATTAGCCGCTGGCTCTTCTTCTTCATCCGTTTCATCAGGGTTTTCGTCAGACTCTTCCGAGTCTTCAGTTGCGCCATCGTCGGCGGAATGAGTATCCGTTTCTTCGGGTGCGTCGTCTTTTACTTCGTCTTCTGGTTCGTCTTCCGACTTGGCGGTGTCGCTAGGCTTCTGACTCTCGCCAAAGAGTTCAGTAGCAAAGTCGTCCAAAGAAGTGTCAGTATCGGTTACGTCGAGGTTAGTGTTTTCAGTACTCATTTGTCAGGTTTACGGTCCTTTAACCGTTTGTGCACTCACTTGTTGCGACTTATTTCCCGCCAGCGGAGGCACTAGATTTGCCTGCGGGAGTCGATTGCTTTCGGCCTTCAAGCTGCAATTCAGCAGTGTAAGCCTTGAGTTCTTGCTGGTCCAACTTCTCAGAAGCGTCCAGAATCATTTTGATACCTTCTTGGTTAAGCTTGGTATCGTCAACCATGTTATCGCTGAGGGCACGAATACGCTGGGTTTCAGCGTTGTACATAGCGATACGATGTTCTTCACTCTTGTCGGCAAGCTCTTTCTTAAGCTCAGCCATTTCAGCCATACCCTCTTGGATAGCGACTTCCATCTGCTGAAGCTGTTCCGCCGTAATACCGAGACCACCTTCTTCGTCTTCACCCAGCAGGTGCGGAGGAATAGTCTTCTTAAGGCGTTCAGCGAGCTTGTCAGCCCCGGGCCAATCCTGAGCCTTGGCAACAAGGTCACCAGCAATACCCATAAGATCAGGCCAAACCTGAATGGCTTCCATCATAGCCTGAGCAGCCTCAACGCGACGAGTCGTGTATGAAGAGCCAGTAGAAAGAGCAACGTCAAACATGCCGACAGACATGTCGATAGCGTTGGGGTCCATCGGGTCGTTGACTTTAACAAACTTGACTTCTTGGTCTTCTCCAATAGTGCGGAGAATACGGGTGCTGTCGTAAGTTTGAGGGATAAACTGGTTGATAACGTCACCAGCCTCGACAAGAGCAGCGTTAGCGTTGTCGTGGAAAGTCAGGTTAGCGATGTCGCCTTCACGCTGGCGGGCCATAATAGCCTTACCAGAGACTTCGTTAGAGCGAATACCCAACGAAGCGTCGTGAATACCGGTGACATCTTTCATATCTTGGGCATTGATCTGCGATTCGTTAAGAAGAGCGGCTTCAATTCCCGGAGGATCAACGCGCTGGACGTTCTGACCAAACACGGCCTCATCATTAAAGATAAGAAGCGGGTCACGGCTAAGGTGTGCTTTACGAATAGTGTCTTCACGACCCTGCACAGCGCCTTCAGTCGCCATCCACTTAGCTTTAGGTGCGTAACCAAGCTGCTCAGCGGCAACCGAGCGCCAAAAGTTCTTAAGTCGGGCTGCATCCTTCATAAAACGGACCATGCCGTACCGAACACGACGGCCACCGATGTTGACAACGCGGCCAGACATGCGGATAATAGGCAATCGGTTAAGCTGGTATTCGTAAGGGCCGCTCAGGATGGCAAATCCAGTGCAAAGGTGCATCTGAGCGTAAGTCACCCACGTGATACGGGTCTTAACAGGAGCGCCGTACTCCGCCATGAGGTAATCAGTGTTGGTGTCGTCGATGATAAACGACTTACCGTTACTGAACAAAGCCATCATACGCTGGCGTTCAATCAATCTCCAGTACTCGGTAACCTGATAGCACTCGTCATCTGCCCAACCGTCGATAGACAGGTCTTGCATAAAGTTGTTATCATCAAGCGCAGTAGCAGGGATGTTACCAAACTTGCGACGATACTCCTTCTTAGGGATTTTATCGCTCACATAAATACGCTTGGCGTCCCGAGCAGTCGGGTCAACAGAGAAACGGTCGTAAACAACGCTTAGGGCGTCTTCGATGGGACGGATAAAGATGTCTTGGTCAAACACGTCGTTGCGTGCATACTCAACAGCAACCCGAAACGCACCGTCACCGCACTGGATAAGGCTTTCAAAGGCCGAATCGTACACACGATCTGCTTGACTTTGGACCTCAATAGAGCGAATAAGGTCGCCTCGAACCGAGGCAATTTCGACATCCTCGTCATTCGACGGAACGACCTTAATACTTTTACGACTTTCCCGCCAATCGCCTACAATCTGGGCAGTAAACTGCGGGATGTTGTTAATCACAAGACACGGAAGACCGCGACGCTGCTCAAGGACAACTGGGTCCCATTGCTCGCCAGCAGCAAACTTCTTATCGTCTATCGCTTGTTCCCGGTTTACACGGTCAAATTCAAGGTCGGCCTTGTACTCTTCTCGCATGTCGCTAAGAAAATGTTCGACCGACTCAAAACCTTCAGGGACGTACTTAGGATCAGGCAGGCCTTCTGTAGCGATAACGTCTACTAGGGAGCCGTCTTCTTTCTCTTCAGGTTTTACCTGATCGTTGTAGTCTTTCACGTTTGTTTATCCAATCATCCAACTGGTTTGAGTGGCACCGCCATAGAGTTGATCTATAACGGCAGTACCGTCGTCCCAAGAATTGTCTGTAGTTGTTTGGCTTCCACGAGTAACGTTGTTAACTCTACGACGTCCAGCAATCTTTTCGAACAATTCAGTCATGCCCCAAACAAGTGCATCAACACGATCAGGCGAGCCGGTAGAACTGTTACGGACATTGTCAATAGAGAACTCACACATTTGGTCTTCGAGTTTATCAAAGCGACCAACATGGTGCACTCGTCCTTGTTCGTAAAGAGTCGAGATAGGTTCTGCCCGTACGACCTTACCACGGCTAGCGTGTACAAGCTTTACAGGGACCGTACGATCTTGAGCCTTGATAACTGAAGAGACCATCTCACCACCCTGATTTTTTTCAGCGATGATCTTGTCGGCACTCCACTTGCGGTACATCTTGACCGCTACTTTAGCCCAGTCCTCGGGAGTTCCTTTGAGGGAAGCATCTTCCAACACATACCCCCGGGCATATCCGTCCTCGTCTCTCGCAAGCCCCACAACCACAATGCCGTGCTCATCTGATCCTTCGTTAGAAGACGTTGCTGGATCGACTGCGACAAATACTCGTTCAAGGTCATCGGGTGCAACTTTAACTCGGGTGAGGTCAATGTTTTCTCTGCTCCAAAGGGCCCCGGGGATATCTCCAAGGATTTCCCCATCAAGTTCCTGACGACCAAGCCTACTGTTACCGTACGTCTCGTAAAGTGCCTTGACAGTAGACCGTGCTAGGTTGTCTTCGTTGTCGAGAGTAGAGCCACGAGTAATCGCATTTGCTGGGTCAGCCACCAGTCGCTTGATGAGAGGCAAGGGTCG